AGCCTGCTTGGTGGAATACACAACACACGGAGGTTGCTTGATGTCTAACCTATCTCACATTGCTTATTCTTATATGGATGAAAAGCAATACATTGAACTGTGTAAATTTTTATATAAAGAACAAAGGAGAAAAACTATGAATTATATTTATGAGCGTATGCAACATGACGGCAGTGGGCGGGAACCGGAGCCTGAATTACTTACACGTGCTGAGTATCGAGACTTTCTAAATTATATTGATAAAAATTATGATGAGTTTTACGGTTGTAAAGTTGGTTATGATGTGACCAAGGTGGGCGAAAACTTTGAAGTTAAATTAACAAGCAATGAATTTACAACTTTAAAGGATATTTTACTTGACATTCGCAAATAATTTATTATAATATTTATAGTTAATCAATTCATGAGGAGAATATATGGATTTAAAAATTGAAAGAAACGATGAGGGACAGATTAAAAAGTACGTTATGGAAGGTACTTTAGTCTATCCTTCTATTAATATTCCTAACACTAAGTTTGTACAAGAGGGTATATGGGAAACCTTTATACTACCTGACAGCGAAGAAGAGTTAGAGATAGCTAAAACAATGGGCGTTAAAACCAAAATGGTAGGCTCGGAAGATAATATGTCTGAGGCTATATATCTTAAAAGGTATACATCATTTAAAAGTGGTAAGAAAAACAATCCTCCAGTAGTTAAAGATGCTGACGGACAACCCTTTGATTTTGTTGATGTTGAATCCGGTAGAGAGATTACTGTATGGACAGGCACCCGTGCTAGAATTCAATTTCATTACTGGCAATTAACCAATAGTTATGGTACATTTAATTACTATATACTAGACGGTGTTAGAATCTTAGACTTAGTTGAAAGACAAGAGCTAGATTCCGATGCAGACTTTTAAGGATTCATTATGATAATTACAATTAATAACGAAGAAGGTAATACTCTTTACGATGTTAATAAAATATCTGATGAGTCAGTCAAACAAGAAGCTACTGTAATAGTACAGAAAGTAGGAAACCTACAGGTTATTATAGAAGCTTTGGATTTTGCTAGCAGGACACATAGAGCTAACCTCGAAGAGCTTTTAAAGAAACAAGAGGAAGCTATTGTTGAAGAGCCTGTGGATGAATCACTAGATTCTGATTAGTTTAATATGTAAGACAGGAGGGTCTTACTAATATTAAGGGCTATTACTTTAGGCACTTTACCGCACCTCCTTGCCTTGCCTAGTATTGTAATAGCCCACTTTTAAGGAGGACATATGGCGTTTGTTGAATATCATTTACCCTGTGAATCATGTGGTAGTAGTGATGCCGTATCTCTAAACGATGACGGGTCTGCTTACTGCTTTAGCTGTAGTGGATATTTTAAAAATTATAAGGAGGAGCCGGACGTGCAATCAGCATCACCAGTAAAAACAAATAACTTTCAATCATTAAGCAATGAACACGGTGCTATATATAGTGCTTTAACTGATAGAAAAATATCAAAAGACACCGCACAAAAGTATGGTGTTAAAGTTGTTCAAGATAGTAATGGGCAAGTGGTACAACACCTATACCCTTTATTTAATTTAAACGAGCAGGTCGCTCTAAAGATTCGTTATGTAAAAGATAAGAACTTTAGTTTCAGAGGAACACCTGACGGCACTGGACTATTCGGTGAACAACTTTTTAAAGGTGGTAAGTATATTACTTTAGTTGAAGGTGAGTGCGATGCTATGGCAGCCTATGAATTATTTGGCTCTAAGTATGATGTTGTCTCTATTAAGAGAGGATGTCAAGGAGCAGTCAAGGATGTTAAAGAAAGCTTAGAGTTTTTAGAACAGTATGAAAATATTATAATCTGTTTTGATAATGACAAGGCTGGTAAAGAGGCTTCTAAAAAAGTTGCTCAATTATTTTCACCTCGTAAGTCTAAGATTATGACATTGCCTAATGGGTTTAAAGACCCTAATGAAATGTTAAAAGAAAACAAACATGCTTTATTTGTTAAGTCTTTTTGGGATGCTAAAACTTATACACCTTCCGGTGTTATCAATGTATCTGACAAGAGACAAGAGTTTCATAAGAGAGAAAAGAAACCTAGCATACCTTATCCTTGGGAAGGTCTTAATGAAAAACTTGTAGGCTTGAGAGGAGGAGAGCTAGTCACTTTAACAGGAGGTACAGGACTTGGTAAGTCTAGTGTCACCCGTGAATTAGAGCATCATCTAATTAAAAACACCACTGATAATGTGGGCGTTATTGCTTTAGAAGAAGACTGGAGAAGAACCATTGACGGTATTCTTTCTATTGAAGCTAACAACAGATTATACATTGACCACATTAGGGAACAGTATTCTCCGGAAGAACTAGATAAGTTCTTTGATATTCTTTATGACGGAGAAAATAAAAATAGAGTGTGGGTACATGCACACTTTGGAACCAACGACATTGAAGAAATATTTTCTAAGATTAGGTTTATGATTGTTGGCTGTGGTTGTAAATGGGTAGTACTTGACCACTTACATATGCTGGTTGTAGCCACTGCTGAGGGCGATGAGCGAAGAGCTATTGATAATATTATGGCACGCCTAAGAAGTATCGTAGAAGAGACTGGTGTAGGTATGATACTCGTGTCTCATCTGAGAAGAGTTGACGGTAACAAAGGACATGAGAATGGTATAGAGGTGAGTCTCTCTCATCTTAGAGGCTCTCAAAGTATTGCCCAGTTATCAGACTGTGTTATAGCATTAGAAAGAAACCAACAATCCGATAGCGAGTCGGAATCTAATACTACAAAAATGAGAGTATTAAAGTCTAGATATACCGGTGATGTAGGTACGGCAACGAAGTTGCTATATGATAGAGAAACTGGTAGACTTAACGAAGTCATAGGCGGTGAAGAAGATAATACTGATGATGACTTTTAATTATGAAACTAATTTTTGATATTGAAACAGACGGACTAGATGCAAATGTAATATGGTGTATTGTTTGTCAAGATATTGAAACTTCAAAAGTATATAAGTTTCCTCCTGAAAAAATAAAAGAAGGGCTGGCTTTATTAGAGAGTGCTTCATGTCTTATTGGTCACAACATAATAGGATTTGATATACCTGTCTTAGAGAAATTAACTGAGGTAGATTTAAAAGATATACCTGTTATTGATACGCTAGTCCTTTCTCGTTTGTTTAATCCTGTTAGAGACGGAGGGCATAGCCTAGAAGTGTGGGGTAATAAATTACAATACCCTAAGTTAGACTTCAAAGAATTTGAAAGTTACACTCCTGAAATGTTAGAGTACTGTACTAATGATGTCAGATTAAACTCTGCTGTCTATGACTATTTATTAAATGAAGGTTCTTATTTCTCTCAACAAAGTCAAGACTTAGAACATGATGTTTTTAAAATTATGAAAACTCAAGAGGCTAACGGTTTTAAATTCGATGACCGAAGAGCTAGTATTTTTGTTGCAACACTACGAGAAAAGGTTCAGTCTTTAGAAGATGAAGTACATAGAACCTTCAAACCTAAATGGGTTGACATAAAAGAAGTTACGCCTAAATTAAAGAAAGACGGGGAGTTATCTAAACAAGGGTTACGTGCTGAAGAATATGAAAAGATAAAAGAAAGCGGTGATATGAAACCTTTTATGAGACAAGAGCTTAAAGAATTTAACCTAAGCTCTCGACAACAAATAGGAGAATACTTAAAAGACTTTGGCTGGAAGCCTACAAAATTTACACCCACCGGACAACCTATTGTAGATGAGGGTAGCCTTTCTAAAATACAAGATATACCGGAAGCAAAATTAATACTTGAGTATCTACTATTACAAAAGAGAATTGTACAAACAGAAAGTTGGATTGATAGTTTAAAAGATGACGGTAGGGTTCACGGCTATGTAATACCCAACGGCACTATCACTGGACGGATGACACATAGGAATCCTAACATGGCTCAAGTACCCAGCGTAACTTCTCCTTATGGTAAATCTTGTAGAAGTTTTTGGGGAGTTGCTGAGGGTTATAAATTAGTAGGGGTAGATGCAAGTCAACTTGAGTTGAGATTGCTTGCCCATTATATGAATGATGAGGATTACATTTATGAAATTACACAAGGAGATATTCACACTTACAACCAAAAACTTGCTGGACTTAAATCAAGAGATGAGGCAAAGGTATTTATCTATGCACTCTGCTACGGAGCAGGAAATGAAAAGATTGGACAAATTGTTGGGGGAAATGCTACACGAGGCGGGCAACTTAGAAAACGCTTTTTCGGTAGTAATCCATCATTTGCATCTCTTACAACAAAGGTGCAACGAACTGCGGAAAAAAAATATTTCAAAGGATTAGACGGCAGAAAATTATTTGTACGTAGTCAACATGCTGCACTTAATACTTTAATTCAAGGAGCCGGTGCTATTATTATGAAGAAAGCACTGGTCATACTGAATGATGTTTTAACATTAAATACAATTGATTATAAATTTGTAGCTAATATTCATGATGAGTGGCAGATAGAGGTTAAAGAATCTCAAGCAGATTTTGTTGGAAACTTAGCAGTAGAGAGTATAATAAAAGCCGGAGAACATTTTAATCTTCGTTGTCCCATGGACGGTGAATACAAGATAGGAGACAACTGGAGTGAAACCCATTAAAAAAGAAGTACAAGAACAAGAATATGATTGGAGATTTAATAGAGTAAACTCTAAAGGAGAAATACTTTTTAGTCATATTACTAATGAAACAGTTAATACTGTAAGAAATTTTTTAGAATCTAAAAATATCAAACACTCACTTACGGCAGGAGCCGGCTCTACCATGTTTAGAATAGAATTTAATGGACAATTTTATTCTTACTATACTACTACCGGACGATGGGCACCTTATGCTAGACGAGGCTTTCCTTCAAAACATTACACGTCTAAAGGTATTGAAGATTTTTACAATAGATTTTTATTAACTGAACCTAAATTTAAAATAGAAGATGAAACAAAAGCCAGCGTAAAAAATTTTTTAGAAGAAAAAGGAATAGAGTTTAAAATAAAAAAAGATGTTGTTACTTTAACTACTAAAATTATACCTAGAAAAGATGGTAGGGGTAATAAAAGACGTTACACTTATGAATACATAATTGGAAAAGGTAAATGGCGAGGTATGCGAATTGACGAAAGTTACCCTGATTCATACTATCAAGCCGGACATATTGAAAGTTTTATTGAAAAATTTTTTATACCACAAGAGGAACTTTAAATGAAACCCACTAAAGCTAATAGAAAAAAATTTGATTTAGATTTAGAATACGGTCAAGTCAGAGAAGATAAAGTAGCTGAAATGCTACAAGATAAAAAGATAGAAGTTAAATCTGAACGTGGTATGTGGATGAACACAGGAAACATAGCCATTGAGTATGAGTGTTGGAACAAACCTTCCGGAATAAACGCTACTGAATCAGACTACTGGTTTCATCATTTATGTGTTGGAGATAATGAATACTGTACCCTAGTATTTAAAACTGATGTCCTTAGAACTATTGTAAAAAAGTTAGACACATTTAAAACTGTTAGCGGTGGGGATAACAAAGCTAGTAAAATGTATTTAGTTAATTTACAAAAATTATTTTCTAGCGATGTTATAAAAGCTTTTAAGGATTACGATGAAAAAAAATAAAAAAACAATTGATACTTTAGTTCAAGATATATATCAAGCTATAAGTCCATTAACAGAAAACAAACAAATAAAAGTTAACGATGAAGACATAGATAAGTTTGGTAAAGCTATGGCATCTGCTTTAAAACATTGGGCTACGCCTCAACCAAGAGATACTTCAACGTTACGTATGTCTAACATTGGTAAGCCTTCACGACAACTATGGTACGATTTAAATGCAGAGCAAGTACCTCAACAGTTAGCCTCATCAACATTAATTAAATTTTTATACGGACATTTATTAGAAGAGCTAGTGTTATTCTTTGTTAAAATGGCTGGTCATGAAGTTACCTCTGAACAGAAAACTGTAGAAGTAGAAGGCATAAAAGGACATATGGATTGTGTTATTGATGGTGAAGTTGTAGACATTAAAACAACATCCGGCTTTGCGTTTAAAAAATTTAAAGAAGGAACCCTAACAAACGATGACCCTTTCGGTTACATATCTCAATTAGCAGGGTATGAGCACAGTGAAGGTACTTCTAATGGAGGCTTCCTTGCTCTGAATAAAGAAACTGGGGAGCTTGCTTTATTTAAACCTGATGAATTTGATAAACCAAATATAGTTTCAGCAATAAAAAATGTAAAGAAAACTATCAAAAAGAAAACACCTCCGGCTCTGTGTTACTCGCCTGTTCCTGAAGGCAAGGGTGGTAATTTTAAATTAGCAAGGGGATGTACTTATTGTAGACATAAAGTTGAATGTCATAAAGAATCCAATAACGGAAAAGGTTTAAGAGCATTTCAATATGCTAAAGGAATTACTTATTTAACCACTGTAAAATCAGTACCTAAAGTAGAGGAGATAAAACTTGCACGCTAGAAAATCTAAACAGCTAAGAAGAAGAGCAGAAAATTTATTAATAGAATGGTTACGAACTATGGTTCCGGACGGAGAAGATACTTCAAAGATAAATAAAAATAATTTACATGAGTTTCTACCTGAGCAAACACATATTTATTCTCAAAATAAATTTATGTTGAGTGCTTATAGTTTACGTTGGTTTTATAAACAGGTTAAAAAGAATCCTAACATTACTGTTAAGGAACTCACCAATGCCTAGAAGAGTACCAAGAAAACCAAGACCTAAAAAAATTAATGTACCAAAAGGGTATGATAGTTTATGGGAATACAATATACATCAAACAGTTTTAAAAGATTGGGCACATCACTTTGAAGCTATTAAATATATTATTGACAAGAAATACGAAGTAGACTTTGTTAAAACATTTCAAGATAAAACTATTTTATTAGAAGCTAAGGGTAGATTTTGGGACCATGCAGAGTACAGTAAATATACTTGGATTAGAAAAGCTTTACCTGAACATATGGAATTAGTTTTTCTATTTCAAAAACCTTACTCTCCTATGCCGGGTGCTAAAGTACGTAAAGACGGAACAAAAAGAACCCATGCTGAGTGGGCTGAAACAAATAATTTTAGATGGTACAGTGAAGATACTTTACCTGATGGTTGGAGAAACAATGAACTACAAGTTTAACGAAGATAAAAATTTACTTGAATTAAAAACTTACATTGAGGATACGTATGGTCAGCACTATGCTTCTGATAAGTATCAAGCAACGGATGTTATTATTGATTCAGGACACGGTGAAGGTTTTTGTATGGGAAACATTATGAAGTATGCAAAACGATACGGTAATAAAGCAGGAAAAAATAGAAAAGACTTATTAAAAATTTTACACTATGGTATAATAATGTTAGACATTCATGATAAGGAGAATGTAAATGGTTGACGACAAAGTTGGTATCAAGGAATATCTTGGTATAAAAATTAATTACAGTAATGAAAATAATTTAGATAAGTTTAGCCTTGACACGCTCAAGGATAGATACTTATGGGAGAATGAAACACATGCACAAGAAGCATTCGCAAGAGCATCCGTCTTCGGAGCAACCTACAAAGGTCACACAGATTTTGAATTGGCTCAAAGACTTTATCACTACAGTTCCTCTTGCTGGTTTATGTTTAGCACCCCTATACTTAGTAACGGGGGAACCAGCCGTGGGCTTCCTATTAGTTGCTTCCTCAATTATGTTCCTGATAGCAGGGATGGTTTATCTGCTCACTATGATGAAAACATATGGCTCGCAAGTTCGGGTGGAGGCATCGGTGGATATTGGGGCGATATTCGTAGCAATGGTATTTCTACTACTCACGGTAGTAAGTCTACTGGTTCAATCCCCTTTATGCATGTTGTAGATTCTCAGATGTTAGCCTTTAATCAAGGCACTACAAGACGAGGTTCTTATGCTGCATACATGGACATATCTCATCCTGAGATTGAAGAGTTCATTAACATGCGTAAAGAATCAGGTGGTGATATTAATCGTAAGAACCTTAATCTGCATAACGGTATCAATCTTACGAATGAGTTTTTACAAGCTGTTGAAGAGGATGCAGACTTTAGATTGATTGACCCTAAGACTCACGAACCTACAAAGATTGTGAATGCTAGAGACTTATGGTGGCAAATTATAAATGCTAGAGCAGAGACTGGTGAGCCATACATGATTAATATAGATACATGTAACGAAGCCTTACCTAAAGAACAAAAAGATTTAGGTTTAAAAATTAAACAGAGCAACCTATGTTCTGAGATTACTTTACCTACCAACGAAGAGAGAACAGCAGTGTGTTGTTTATCTTCTGTAAACTTAGAATACTTTGATGAGTGGAGTGAGAATCCTCTGTTTATTGATGATTTAATTACCATGCTTGACAATGTACTACAGCATTACATTGATAACGCTGTGGATACAAATAACTTAGGAGAATATAATGCAAACTTTAAACGCTTTAAAAAACATATTAAAGAAGGCAGGGAAGGCTTTCTTAAATCTACCTACTCAGCTTATAGAGAAAGGTCGTTGGGTCTCGGTGCGATGGGATTCCATTCGTATCTCCAGTCTCGCAACATTCCATTTGAAGGTATATACGCTACGGGCTTTAATTATAAAGCATTTAAACACATTAAGAGACATTCGCTTAGAGCAACTGAACGACTTGCTGATGAACGTGGTGAGTCACCTGATATCAATGGTAGTGGTAGGCGTAATGCTCATTTACTCGCTGTTGCTCCTAACGCTTCTTCTAGCATCATATGTGGTGGGACATCTCCTTCGATTGAGCCATATCGTGCTAACGTTTATACGCACAAGACTCTCTCAGGTTCGTTCCAAGTTAAAAACAAATACTTAGAAGAAGTTTTAAATAACAAAGGATTAAAAAAAGATGAGTTGACTGCTTTATGGAAAGACATTAGCGGTAAAGACGGCTCCGTCCAGCATCTCGATATATTAACAGATGAAGAAAAAGAAGTGTTTAAAACGGCTAATGAGATAGACCAAATATGGGTTATTGAACACGCCTCTAAACGTCAAGAGTTTATCTGTCAAGCACAATCAGTTAATCTATTTTTTACCCTTCCTAAAGCTACAGAGCCACAGGAAGTACATGATGAGTACATGCAGTATGTAAATGATGTACACTGGTATGGAATGAATAAATTAAAATCTCTATATTACTTCCGGTCTAATGCTGCTCGTAGTGTAGAGAATGTCAATACTAAAGTTCAACGTATTAAGTTAGACGATGCTGAATGTATAGCGTGTGAGGGATAAATGAACTGTTGGCATTGTAATACAAAATTAATATGGGGAGCAGACCACGATATTGATGATGAAGATAATGAGTATATAATGGAAACTAATTTAAGTTGTCCTAAATGTAATTCAGAAGTTATAGTATATTTACCAAAAGAAAAATGAAACAATCAGAATTTGAAGATGTGTTTAGCCCAGAGTTTTCTGGTTTTACTAGTAGGATGTGGTTAGATTATTGTGATGAACATAAAGACCCTTTCTCAAAAACAAAAGATTATGCAGGCTATGTAATTGAAAATTTTAAATATTTAGTTAAAAGATTTAATAGTAATAAAATTAAATAGTATGCTTAATGTTTTAGATTTATGTTCCGGCATAGGAGGTTTTACATTAGGTCTAGAACAAACCGGATTTTTTAAAACAGTAGCGTTTTGTGAGAATGATAATTTTTGTAAAAAAGTTTTAACTAAACATTGGAAAGATGTTAAAATATATAATGACTTATTGGAGATAGGAAATGACCCTTCCAAAATTAAAGAAACATTTGATGTTGTTGTATCGGGACTTCCTTGCCAGCCCTACAGTTTGGCAGGCAAGCAAAAGGGAAAGAAAGATGACCGACACCTCTGGGATTATATGTTTAAAATTATTAAATACAAAAAACCAACTTGGGTTATTTTCGAAAATATTCCTAACTTCGTCTCTATGGCACTCGATGATGTGTGTCTTGACTTGGAAAACGAAAACTACGCCACGCAATCGTTTATTATACCAGCTTGCAGCGTTGGAGCACCCCATAAAAGAGACAGGCTTTGGGTCATTGCAAAAATTATGGGCGACTCCACAAGCTATGGACGGTCTACGACTTATGCAAATAAGAAAAAAAACAGAATTATCAATGAAAGCAAAACAAGGAGGGTGTTCCAACCTCCGAGAACAGGTACACCTAAACGAAAATTCAAACTCGATAGATGGCTTTCTGAATCCTCAGTTTGTAGAATTTCTGATGGGGTTCCCTCACAATTGGACAAAGATAGATTAAAGGCTTTAGGGAACGCTATTGTTCCTCAAATAGCTTTTAATATTGGATTAACAATACATACATTATATAGGAAAGAATTATGAGTTTATTAGATACAAGAGATTACTACAAACCTTTTGACAATCCGTGGATGTTTGATTACTACGTGTTACAGAATCAAATGCATTGGATGCCGGAGTCAGTACCACTACATACAGACGTAAAAGATTGGCAAGAATTAAATCCAAAAGAAAAGAACTTACTTACACAAATCTTTAGATTGTTTACTCAGTCAGATGTAGATGTTGGTGCAGGTTACGTTGATAGATACATGCGTATCTTTAGAAAGCCTGAAGCTAGAATGATGATGGGTTCTTTTGCTAACATGGAATCTATTCATCAACATGCTTACAGTTTATTACTTGATACAGTAGGTATGCCTGAGATAGAGTACAAAGCTTTTGCAGAGTACGAAGAGATGGCAGATAAACATGAGTACGTACATAAGATTAAGACTATCAAGAAAGATAAGAAGAGTATTGCAAAAACTTTAGCAGTCTATTCAGCTTTTACCGAAGGACTACAGTTGTTCTCTAGCTTTGCAATCTTGTTAAACTTCCCACGCTTCGGACGTATGAAAGGTATGGGTCAGATTGTTACTTACTCTATACGTGATGAGTCTATGCACGTTGAAGCTATGACTAAACTATTTAGAGAGTTTATTCAAGAGAACATAGAAATATGGACAGATGATTTCAAGAAAGAACTTTATGAAATCTGTAGACAAATGGTAGAATTAGAAGATAAGTTCTTAGACCTAGTGTTTGATATGGGAGACCTTGAAGGTCTTACCAAGAAAGATATGTATGCTTACAATAGATACATAGCTGATAGAAGATTACTCCAGCTTGGTCTTAAAACAAACTATGACCAACGTGAGAATCCTCTTGGTTGGTTGGATGAAGTTATGGGTGTTGAACATCAAAACTTCTTTGAAGGTCGTGCTACTTCTTATATGAAAGCAGGACTACGTGGTAGACAGGATAAAGTAAATTTTACAAGGATAGAAAATGACCACTAAAAATAAAAGAAAAGAAGCACGTCTTCTTGGCTATCAAGTTTTTTATGATTATGAAGGTAAACTTATAACCGAACGGGTGACTACAGATATTACTTCTTTAAAGAAATATTTTTCTAAAGAAGAATATAATATTTTACAAACCGTTATGAGAGAAGCAACTCATAAATTAAATCAAATACATAACTATATCGAGACATCTTTGAATGCTAGAAAGTTAAAAGATTAACCAGCTAATGGATTTTTATTTTCTTCTTTAAATATTTTTATATCAGTCTTAACACTTTCGATATCAGCTTTCATGCCCGACATATCAGACTTGATAGACTCTAGGTTATTAATTTTAAGTAAGATAGTTTCATCAATAGTTTTATTAATATATTCTACTGATGTTTCTAACGCTTCAATCCTATTGATAACCTCATCCACTCCTTGCTCAGTTTCTTTAGCTTGTCTAGCTTTAGTTTCTAAGTTTTCAATCCTATTGACATAGGTTGCCCCAGTGTATCCAAATCCGGCTAGTGTTCCAACGATACCAGCCAACGCAATAAACTGTGTTGTTTTATTTTGTAACCAATCCATAATGTTCTCCTATAATTTTGGTTGTAGTTCTCTCATTTCAATCAGTGTTTCTAAACTCTGACCTGCCATTTGATAAAAGCCTTCG